TTTACTTACGCCTTTGGGCTTACTCTTTGCTACTTTTAAGTGTACTTCGTTTTTTTCTGCACCCGTGCCGTCGCCGTTAGCTAGTCCGTAAGGTGGTCGCCACGGTATTAACACGCTTAAACCTTTTCTAAACCATACTTGACCACCAGCAAAGTCGCGAGCGCTAGGAATAGGAAAATAACTAACGTCTGTGCCAGCTATTGTTTTACCAGTTACCATAGGCTGGTCGCGCACGTGGTTAATTACGCAGTTGTGGCGTCCAGTTTTACGTGCGTTTTTTCTTACCATTCCTAAAATGCGACTTAAATACTTGTCTTCACGGCCCAAGTCGCTACCTATGTATTCTTCGCTTAACTCGTTCCACGGGTCTATAGTAGTGGTATGTATTTTAATACCTTCTTTTTGCTCTATTTCGTCTATAAGGCTGTAAAATTTAGTTATAGTTAAATCCTCGTCTATAGGGTCTATAACTATAAAGTGTTCGTTTACAAACATTTCAGCGCTTACTTGTTCGCCGTTAGTCATTGAGTTTTGTCCTTGAACGTATGGCTTACCTATGTACTTATAGCATAGTTCTGCGTATATTTCCGCGGCGCTACCAGTTTCTGGGCTAAAGATAGCGTGACGCCAGCCGTGTAAACACGAAAGGTTTATAAGAAACTCAAACCAAAGTTCTGTTTTACCGCTTGCTGGTGCTGAACCTATGTAAGTTGTACAACCTTCTTTAATTGTAAAGGGTAACATTTCCCAGTCCCAGCCTACGCCTTTTCCTTTTACGTCTTTTTGTAGGCGTATTTCGAACATTTCTGCGTTTAAATTGTGTAGTCTAGTGTACATTATTCCCAAATTGGTGCTGGTTGTTTGTATATAACTTTATTAACTTCTTGCTGTTTACTATTCCAGCGCTTTAGGCGTAGTTCAATATTAAAGCTAGTTTGTTTTTCAAACCTCATTTTTCTGTCGCGTTCTCCGTGTTCTGACCAATAGTCGTAAAAGTTTCTAATCATTTCTTTTCCGTATAAATCTACAAAAGAAGTCAAGCTAGAAGCAAACGCTTGTTTGCGGTCTTTTAAAGTATCTATTTCTTTATCTTTATCTACTTCTTTAATGCTAGAGCCTTGCTTTAGCGACGCTTTAGCCTTGCTTAAGCCACCCTTGCGCCCAGACTCGCTCAATTTCAAGCGTTTAGCGCTTATTTCTTTACGCTCTAAATCTAAAAACGAAATTACTAAATTGTTTTTTTTCGTCTTTAAATAATTTTTTTCTATTAGTTTATCTACTATTTCGGAGTTCCTTAAGCGAAGCTTTGCTTCTTCAATAGTTAAACAATTATTTCTGTTCCAGTACTCCGCACAGACGCTAATAAACGCGCCTTGCATTTCGAAACTTTCGTAGCTTATGTTACCAGTTATCCACTCGGTAGCATTGAATTTAAAAAAAGGTAGTTCTTTACTCATCTTACTGCACTAAAATAAAAAAAGCCCCTTTGGTGTTCGCGGTGCAGCGCTACTAGCCAAAAGAGCTTCAATAATGTTTTAACTTGGGTCTGCACTCCCGCACAAATATAGACGTTTTATTCTACAAAAGGTTGCGTCTGGTCTTTATATTTTTCGTACAAACCTATTTTTATTCGTCTTTGTATGCGTTTAACGTCGCGAAAATTGGTAGCGTCTAGTATGTCTTGGCGTAGGTCGTAGCCTTTTATTTTTCTTTTGCGCTCCATAGGCACGTAAATACTACCTTCTAGTTCTTGGCGTAGTATGTTTGTTTCTGCAATATATTCTGGGTCTTGGTAACTCATTAAGTCAGCGTGGTTACGTAGGCCGTGAATAATAGTTGCATGATTTTTTCCGAAAATTTCACCTATTTGCATAAGGTTAAGCTGTAAGGCTCGCAACTCATTCATTAAGTAGTAACGCTTGTATATGTAAAAACGCTGTCTGTTTACTTTGGTTAAGTCAAAGTGGTCTATAAGTTCGTGTATTACTTGCAGTCTGTCCTTCATTTGTCTTCTAAATTATATAAGTATTGTAATATGCCCCTAAATGTCCAAGTAGCTAGCACGTTGTTTTCGTAGGTTGTAGTTATGCGCTCATCCCAAATAGGTAACTCTAGTTTGTTTTCTATTTTATATTGTAAGTAGTTATATAAAATGTCGCGGGCTAGTTCTTTTGTCATATTTCCGTTATTTTAAACTTTCCTAGATTATAGTTGTCTGTGTTTAGCAGTTCACTTTTATAGTAGTATGCTAGGCTTTTAGAATAGAAACGCCATTCTTGCACAGCGTGGCCGCCTAAATAGTATGTAAGTAAGTATTTCATAGCTTTTCTATTTCTTGTTTTACTTCATTCCAATAATCTTCAACTATTAAAAATTTATCAACCCAAGTTATTTTTAATATTTCATCAACTGCAATCAGTGCAAGTCGTTTTGGCAACTCTAACGGATTATTAATATCCGTTTGATTGATTACCTCATCAAGATATCTATCTATAATTATTACTGCTTTTTCCTTTGGTGTCATAGTTCAGTCATTTTAATTTCGCAAATGCGGTTATAAAGGTCTTCGTTAAAGTTAGTCCAGTATCGGTTAATTCTGTAGCGGTTAAACGAACCAACTATTCTCGTCGTCGAAGTGTTCGTAGTTTGTACATTCTTCTGCGAACTCGTAAAACTCTCCATTTCTTGCTGCGTTAAGAAGTTCTGCCATTGAATCTTCTGCTTCGTTAATGGTAATACTTTCGCTCCATCTTGTAAATTCGATTTTAAACTCATCTTTTTCATTTATTTTGTCATAGTTATACATTAGTTCAACCATACCTATATGCTCGTCGTCCCAAGCGCGGTAAATATTAACGTCAATTAGTCGCTGATAGCTACTGCTGTCGCCTTGTTCGAAGTAAAATTTATTTGCCATATTTTCTGTTATAAACGCCTTGTGCATACTTGGCCCAGTCGCCCTTTAATTCGTAGGTCTGTTTTTCAATTTGGGTATTTTCCGTCTTTACGTCGAATACTGGGGGTGTATTGGTGGAACAAAGCCACACAATAACGGACGCTATAGGCAAAAAGAAAATTACAATATGCTTGAAAAAGTCCTTGTCCTCTTGTGCGAGTTCGTGCCATTCGGCTTTTAAATTATTTAGCGTTTTCATCTTTTCTATTTTCGTGTTTGATTAAACTGATTAAAGTAACAGCAGTAGACCACCTAGCGCGGGCTAATTTAGTCGCTTCGTAGTCTGCGCCGTAAACAAGTTCTGCATTTTTTAAAGCGTCCCATAGCTTGTCAGCTTCTTGGTCTAGCATTGTAATAATTTCGTTCGTTTTCATAGTTTTATTATTTATTGAAATTTATAATTCTGTAACTTATTTAAGTACTCGTTGAATATATTTTTTTCAACCAACCCTTGCCAGTGTCCTTGTTTATGTAAACGAGTAAGCAAATCTATAAGTCTTTCTGACGTAAATTTGCGGTCTTTATTCCAAAAATATTTATCAGTAATAAATCTGTGAATTTGTACTGCCACACCAGTTCTGTTGTCAAGACCTATAAGTGCGTGTAAACATTGATTGCGAGTAAGTGATTTAACGTTTTTCATAGTGTTTTGTTTTATTGTTGTGCCTTATTGACCTTACAAAGATATATACAAATATCAACCTACCAAACTTTTTAACAAATTTTTTTCACATTTTTTTTATTTCCTAGTATCTACGGGGCTTACAGACGTAAAATATTTTTCGCTATATTACATTATTGTAGTGTATAGGTAGCAGAATTTGCCACTTTATGTATAGTGAAATGTAAAATTTATACGTAATAAGATATAAAAAACGGAAAAACGACCCATTTATATGTTATAGCATACAAAAAAGCCACCCCGAAAGGTGGCCTTAAACTATGAAACGTAGGTAAAGTTACAAAGGAAATTTATAGGAGTCTATGTTTTTGTAGACATTTTTAACGTTGTCGCGGGTTAGTTCTTCGCTTTGGAAAACTAGAATACGCCCGCCAGTTGGTTTAACTGGTGCGCCCCTTTCGACGTGCCAGCCTTTAGAGCCGTCGCCGTATTCTTCTTTATACGTTCCCGTTAACATTAAATGTATGTTTTTATGTACGTGTTTATATCCATTCTTCGCGTTGAAGTTTGTAGTTTCTCTTACGTCGTTACGGCTAGCGTTTTCGTGAATATGGCCCATAGTAAAGACGTCGAAGTCTTCGTACATTTCTAAAGCTCTAGTAAGGTTAAGCGCACCTTTAGTAACTACGCCACCACCACCCGAGCCGTGAAAGTATTTTACTTTAAAGCTACTAGATACGTTCGAATGTAAGAACTGACGAACAATTAACCACCCACCATAGCCGCCAGCGTACACGTTTGAGCCGTTCTTATAGTTAAGTAAGTCCACAAAGCGCTGTAGTATGTCCGTTTCTTGGTATTTGATTATAGCGGTTTCGTGGTTTCCGTAACCTATTACAGTAAGAATATGAGCATAAGGGCTAAACCATTCTACAGCCGTTTCTACAATGCTGTCTAAATATTTAGCGTTGTTATGTTCTGGTCGAATGTCGGACTTATTACCGCGTTTGTCGCCACGTCCTTGCATAAGGCAGAAGAAGTCGCCGTTAATCATTACGGGAATGTCATTAGTTAGGCAATAGTCTAGGTCGCGCTTTAAGAGTTTCCAGTCACTTTTTGGGTTGTCCCAATGTAAGTCGGATAGCATAGCTATTTTAACTTCTTTTCCCGAAAGGATTATTTCGTGAATGTTTTTTGCGTGTTTTTTTATAGTCATAAAGGGTATTTAGAAAACTTAAGAAGCCACTTTGTAATAAAGCCAGCGCCAAAACCTATAACAAACAGCCACAAGTTCGGCTTTTTATTCTTATTCTTTTCAGTTTTATACTTTACGACCTCAACTTTTTCTATCAATTTAAGCGTGTCGCGTTTTAGTCTGTAAACAATACGCTCTTGAAACCTCGTTAAAGGCACTTTAGAGACCTTGTAACGAATGATTGTATCTTTTTGGACTATTACCCTTTCCCAAGCTATAGAGTCCATTAAAACGTACGGAATTGAGTCAATAGAATTTATTGTAATAGTGTCGGCTATGGTGTCGCATCTGTAACCCTTCTTAATTGCTTTACGCACGTGGTAATTTGCCGAGCAACTTGTCACAATTACCGCCAAAATTAGTGACAAAACAAGGGTATAGCCTTTAAATTTAATTTT